CAAGCTCTCTACAGGCTTCTTCGTATTTACCTTGATTGGCAAGTTTCATCATGGTAGACTTACCAGCTTTAGCAATACCCACATTGTAAGCTAGTTCAAGGAGAGATGCTTGAACACCAATAGGGATATCTGGATTAGTCATATAGGGCTTTAGTTTGTTGTAGTATTCTGCTACAGAAGCCTTGAGCATATCTTCACACTGTTGCTTTGTGTAGCGATCAGACATGGTTACACCACGGGTTTCTCCGTAGCAGACAGTAGGTACGCCCACAATGTCCCTATATGCAACAAGACTGAGACCTTCCCACTTAGCAATGAATGGTGTTGAAAGAGCAATCACTGCGACGGTGGCAATAGCTTTATCTCGGATAGGCATTATGAAAGTTCCTTATGATCAGCCTTAGATAACAGGTTCAACCCAATCAGGGGAGATTTCCCAGACAAGACCATCAAAGAGGTACTTGCAAGGTTCCCAATCTTCTGGTGGAGCCACTCCCGTATATATATTGCTATTGCTCTCATCTAGGCCAGCAATGATGAATCTATCTGGTGGACCCACTTCGATACCATAGTCAATGTAAGATACACTGACAGCATCTTCGAAGATATAGATAGATAGCAGTTCTTTACAGACAGTTTTCATAGTTCAATACTTCCGCCATAGACCAACAGGCTTGTGGTAGAAAGAGCCACACCAATTCTCCTATTTCTCTTAAACTCTTTAGAGAGCTGTCCGTTGTTTTGGAGATAGTATTGGTCTCCTCTTGTGAGACCTGTCATACCAGTGTTGATACCACCAGCAACTACTACTCGAACTGTTTGAGCATTAGTTACTGCATAATCAGCGACACCGATAAAAGAATCATAGAGATGATTAACATCAAAGAGGAGCATTGATGTTGTCGAACTATAAGTAGTCCCTAAAAAGATTTGTGATCCTGTAAGGGGCAATACTTGATCTGTGCCAGTTAAGAGAGAAAACTCTAGTAGTTGTTTTTTCGCACTGCAAGTAACGGTATTATCTTCATTGGGGGTTATAATAACATAAAGAGCTTGGCGTTGTTCTACATTCCAAGAGGGTGGTGGTGAATCTCCAACTAAAAGCAAACCACCTTGGCCTTCAACAAAAGCCACAAAACTCTCAGTGAGGTCTGTGAAAGAGCTTTTCAAGATAGCGCTACCAACCACGAACACCCCACTAACATTTCTTCCTACATAAACCCTAGTGGCTTCCCAAATAATAACCTTATTGGTTATGCTATCATAAAAAACACTACCGGGCGTAATGTTTGTTGTCAAGAATACTACAGGGGTTGCCCCCAAAGTTATTGTAGTACCTGTTGCTGTAAGGGTATTAATGGTAGGAAAACCAGTTGTTACTTGCTGATATATAAACGCAAAGTTACTGTTTGTGGTATCATAAACTAGGTCAAAACCTGAGTTAGTTAAAGTTGATAAAGTAGTGGCTGCTGAAAGTGTAATGGTTGTCCCAGAGATAGTAAAAGCTCTAATATTGAGTATCGCTGTTGTCGCAGTGGACACTACCACAAAACTGTTTGTTACTGGGTTGTATTTAATCTTATTACCCGGAACAGAACCTTCTTTAATATTAGTCGCCAGAGTTGTACCAAGGGTAATCGTAGTACCGCTAATCGTCGCTGCCCGTAACCGAAAGGCGTTTACTGCTGTCTCCCAATATGAGAAGACAATAGTCTCAGAAGTTTCACTGGCAGCTAATGAATCAAAAGGAGTACTGTTTGCACCGATCTGCACTCTAGCTCCAAAAGTGATCACCTTATTGGAGATAGTCCCAACAACAAGAGAAAGCTCTGAAGCGGTAAAGTAAGCTACAACAACTTTATTTGAACTTTTCAAATAGCAGGCCAGTATATTTAGAGATACAAAACTTTGTGGAAATGCTGTTACATTAGTGAAGGGGGCATTAACAACACTTACAGTACCATCCGTATTCAGACCAACAACAGCACCACTGGGGATAGTCCCCTTAGCGATAAACTCTTGAGTACCTTCTTTAGGAAGGGGCGCACCAGCAATTTCCGTCCATTGAGTAGGGGAGCTAGTCGGGGTATTACCCGTATTAGAGTTTACAAGAGAGAGGTAGTACTTTTCATTATATAGAGTACTATCCCCTTGTGCATAAGTCGTGCCTGCTGCATAAACACCCTTGAAAGAGTTACCTACTGAAGTGACCCTTTCATCAAAGTATACACCAGCAGCGTTTACATCTGAGACAAGTCCCGGTAGGGATGCCACAAAAGCATCAGCCGTAAGCGAGAAAGCATCAGGGGCTTGTGTTCTCTGTGGTGCAGGGGGCAGCGGGGTTACAGTCGGGTAAGTCATTAGACAAGTCCTTCTACTTCTATTGTTGCATCAGATAAGCTAGGTGTCGATATATTAATAGCAAAACTTCTGTAGTAACCATAAACAAGGTCCCCATAAGTTCCACCATCTGTTCCAGTAAAGACGATTGGTGTTGCCCTGTACTCTGCAAGAGTTTTCTGTACATCCCTGACAGAGTTAGTATTCACTTTTACATCATAATCGACAGTCTGTGCAAAGCGTCTTTTAGTGATTGTAGCATTACCGAAGTCATCAACATTCTTACGGCTATAATCTTGGATGCCAACAACAGTATTATAAAGTGTAAAACCTAGTGTTTTTTGATTACCAAATACAATCTCACCAACATTTACTGTGTCACCGGCACCAACCGAGAGGGTGATATCAACAGTGGCTGTGGCATAACTTGGCAGATCAAGGAGGATAATCTCTGACCTCTTAACAATAGGTTCAAAGAAATAAGAAAACCAATCGTTGATAAGGGAGTTATCCGTCAGGGGATAATCTTCGTTATAAACCTCTCCGTCTACCATATCAGTGACAGTTACATTAAGTGTCTCTGCTGAGATATTGAATAGGGCAAGCGAATTCACCAGAGAATCTGGAACTAACGAATAAGTGATGCTTGTGGTGTTTGTTGCTTGATCAGCTAGAACTCCGTCAAAAGCTTTCCACTTATTCGTTGCTCCAAGATTTATCCACTTTGTGAGGTCATTCAAGGAAGGGTCGTTATTTAAGTTTGAGACAATAACACTTTCGTAGATACGATGGGTACTAGTGAGAATCACCCTGTCACCAACAGTATAGGTTGTCGAGTTAGACCAAACAGGGTAATCGTTTTCTGTCAGGTTAGAACTGACAAGCACTGAATCTGTAACAGTGACAGGGCGGATGATTTTCATTTAGTAGCCTCTACTATCAGGTAGACCATCATAATCAAACTTATTAAGCACTACAGCAGTCTTAGCTGTGTTTTTAGCAATCTGAACAAGACCAGCATACAGTTCATTACGCATCTGAGCAATCTCGGAACGAAGGGACTCATTGCCACTATCAGACAAGAGGTCTTTTGTTCTTTGCGAATTGTAGATACGCGAAGGTCCAGTTATCTCAAGCTCAGGCCCTTTTTCTCCAACAAGACGAAGGCCACCAGAGTGGAACCCGCCCGCTGCAAAGCGAGGAACTTCTTGGTTTGCAACAGCACCTTTCCTAAACTCTTCAAGGAAGTTAGCCACAGGAACTTGTCCAGAAGAGATGACATTGTTCCAGAAAGCCACACCAGCTACGTCACCAGCACGACCAAGGATTTCCTCATAAGCCTTTTCCACAAGAAGCAGACCGCCACTGGGTCCAGCAGACAACCCAAGAGAAGTTAGTCTTTGCTCAGAGGTAATATTATCGACTTTAGTTTGAGCCGCTGCAAGGTCTTTAATAGCCTGTGCAAGAGCATCGATTGCTTCCTTAACAGAAAGAGTAGCTACAGTTGTGTCTTCTGTTGCCAGTAACTGTTTATCAAGTGCCGCAAGTTGCTCATCTTTCCAAGTCTGCAAGTCCTGTATCTGTTTTTCAAGAGTTGCAATAACTAGCTCATCATCGGTGAGGATTTTCTCTTGAGACTCCAACAAGGAAGCGATGACACCGGTTGTCTGCCCAACACTACGGGCATAGTCAGCAAAACTAGTGAACAGGTCCATAGAGGGTTCTTGAACAGCCTCTAGAGCTTTACTGAAGGTGTCAACATCATTGATGCGACCCATACCAACAAGGCTTTTAAGATAAGCATTGGCCTTCTTAAGCTCCATGTCCTGAGTCTCAAGAGTGTTGATCCTACGACTTGAAGCAGCATTACGAAGTAAGTCAACGACCTCCGACTGTTTATTGAACACTTCCTCTGCTTGTTGCAAACGAAGCTTAAGAGCATCAGCCATTGCTTCAGCAGCTTTTACGATACCAGCTTTCTCTTTGTCGATAGCCAACTTAAGTGCCGCAGCCGCGCTGGCGTAAGCTGTCTGTGCTCCCTGAAGAACCTCTTGTGCAAGAGCTAATTGAGCTTGTCTAGCTTGTTCAGCAGCTTTACCCACTTGATCGAAAGCTGGTGCAATCTGCAAAAGAGCAGCATACAAGGCACGACCAGAGGATTGCGTCAAGTCTTGGGCTTCTACCAATTTACGGAAGGCCGCATTTGAGCTAGGTACTTCAACGCCCAAAGCCGCGAAGGTCCTAGTCATATCAGACATAGCAAGATTGACTTTTTCTTGATCCGTATAGAACAACTGAAGGTAAGCGGACTGAGCAGAGTTGAAGTTATCAAGACTACCAAAGAAGTCTACAAGTTCAGATGCAGCCTTAGCACCAGAGATAGAGATATCAAACAAAGTCTTATCAAAGTAGGTCATTGTTGCATTGACAGTCGTCAAGGAATTGGCAAGTCTCTCAAGTCCCTGCGACCAAGTTTCCCCATCTTTCAGGATGCCCTGAGTTTCTTCAAACCAACCAAGGGCAGCATTAGCAAAAGCATCACCCAATTTGGCAAGTTCAGCTTCTACAGCAGCTTGTGCTTGTTCAGCATTCATGTCCTTCAGGCTCAAGGAAACATTATATGCAAAGGACGAAAAGGAATCAGCACCAAGACCAATAGACTTAGCCATGTTTAGCATACTGTCTTGAATTTGGCCTACAGCAACAGTGATAGGATCAGAGATTTCGCTACCTGCGTTTTGAAGCTCTGTCTTGGTTTTCTTTGACAAACCCCAGAACTTCTTGGTCTGAATAACTTTGAACTCTTCGACAAGAGTCCCAGCGTTATTAGCGGTAATCTTAAGTCCACCATCAAGCTCTGTAATTTTCTTCTTGAAGAACGATATTACAGCAACGACAGCCGCAATAGGAGCAGCCAGCGCACCGATTGCCGTAGCGAATCCTGAGACACCACCCACAGCAAGACCACCACTAACAGCACCCATAGTGCCACCAAGACCGCCATAGACAGAAGTCATAAAACCTGAGCTAAGTCCAGTCCAAGCAGTTCCGAGAACTCCACCGATCCCAGTTGCAGCACCGGCCCCAAGAGCAGATGCACCAAATCCAGAACCCATAGCAGCGCCACCAGCAGAGGCAGCACCAGCGGCAACAGCAGGAGCACCCAGTCCAAGCCCTATGATAATTTGGTTCCTAGCAGCTAGGGCTATCATCTGTGAGAGCATATTTACGAAAGAGCCAAGGATATCTTTTACAAAACCTTTGAAATCCTTAAGTCCCCCGGTTATAAAGTCTCCAAAGGCGTTGGCTACACCGTCTATAGACCCAATAACATAGCCGTCCATAGTGTCAGAGAACTCTTTAGCTGCTTTTTCGGATTCAGTCAGAGTTTCAACAATAGCACTACCAGCACCTCCAGCCGCTTTCTCCACATCCTTGAAGCTTTTTTGGAGAATCTTGGCTTGTGCAGCCATAACTGCACCACGGTACTCCATGTTCTTCAGGTCAATCTCTGGTCTGCCACCACCACCTATAAGGACAGAGGCATCAGCGGGGGCTTTTTGTGTAGCTGCCTTCCATGCTGCTTGAATAGACGCTGCCAAAGCCCAACCATTACTAGCTGCCGCAGCAACAATAGAGTTCAAGTCAACAAGGGAGAACTGGACGCCAGCCGCAAGGGCATCTTCCATAGCTGCATTAAAACCCTGAGCACTTTTTTCAGAACCGAATAGTTGCTCATTAACCTTTGCTGTTGCATCAGCTAGTGCTTGGGCTTCGTTCCTTGTTTTAGCGTAGACTTGATAATTGTTTTTTATAGTCTGAGAGACTTCATTGTTAGAGCGAGCTATGTTTTGATTTGCTGATTGAACTGCAAGAAGCCCTTTGTAGATAGCTTCACCCGCAGCTACCCTATCTTTTTCAGCTTGACCAATAGCTTTAGCTTGCCCAAGTTGAACCGCTGCCATCTGTTTGTCAATATTGAGGGCTTTTTCGTAAGCATCCCTTTTTTTATTGGCCTCATCAACAATATCTTGTTGAATAGATAGCTGCTCTTTAAGAGCTTGAATTTCTTCAGCAAGGCGTTGTCTAGTACCAAGGCTGTCTGTTTGCTCATACTGCTTAATTAGGTTTTGAATTTGTGCAGTAATGTCATAGATTTCTTTTAGGGCAACAGCTTCAGCTTGAGTATCAACACCAAAACGAAGCATCTCTAATTTTAGAGCATAATCACCGGAGGCTTCATTAAGCTGTTTTTGAGCGTCCGCAAGAGTTAGAATACCTTTTGCAGCAGAGCCAGCGTCTTCTCCCATCCTCATAAAAGCAGCACCAATTGCTGTACCTAGGGAAATACCAATACCAAGAGCGGCACCTAGAAGGCCGGGAAATAAACCTGCAAGCTGGGTTGCTTGTTGTCCAAACGCGACGAGGGCATTAGTACCAGACTGGATTTGAATAAAGAAGTCACCAACTTGATAACCAACTTGTTGGGCATACATACCAAATCTATTGGTCTCTTTACCTGACATTCGTTGGGCATTAGTTAGATTTTGGGCAGCTATTGCAGCAGAACTTTGTGCATTAGAAAAAGTCCTAGTGGCATTTGCTGCCCTTATGGAATCCTTCGAAACTTCCTCAATGGCAGCATCTAATTGTTTTACACCTTTGGCATATTGTTGAGCACTTAGTTTACCTGTATTAAATGCTCTATCAAGTTGCTTGTAATTTTTCTCTAGACGCTGTATAGTTTGAATTTGCTTAAGTATAGTCAACCCAAGAGAATCCAACTCGCTACGAGTACGGACAATTTGAGAGCTATCAACTGTGATGTTAATATCAGCCATTTTTATTTACAACCCTCAAGTAAACTGCATCTAGTCTTTTGATAGCGCTTACCTCCCACGGAAGTAAGTATTCGTTTGTTAGTTGTTGCCAAGCAAGTATATCTTGGAAACTTAAAGGCAAAGGTCCATTGAAACCTTGACCACGGCCCTGATCAAGCAACAAAAAAGCAGTCCAGACATATTCCAGTAACTCTGGGAAAGGTGTTCCCTGTAGAGCCAATGGAGTGCGTCCAGACTGCCTTTCTACTTCTTCTAAGTGTTGCCGTTCAGTCACACCGTCTTTGTCAGAAATAGAGAGCTTAAAGTTATGCTCTGCGTACTCCTCAAGGTCAAGGATTAGACTTTCAAAAAAGCAGAGTAATCCTCTTGTACTTCCATCACTTGTTGCTTAAGCCAAGGGAGTTTGGAGTACAGTTCTACAGCTTCTGCCACAGAGAACTTAGGTGACTTGCCACCAAGCTGGATGTTCCAATCCTTAGTGGTCTTAGCCAAGAGTTCAAGCGTGGTACTCTCCAATTCTTCAGCGGTAAAAGTAACTCGTTTACCTTTGGAAGCTTTTTGAATACGCTTGTTGGTTTGTTCATGGATAGCAGATTTGTATTGTGCCGAATGAGGGGCATATACAGTGATGGTCATTTCTTTGTTGTCATCTTTGAGCAGAGGCTCATCACTAATAGGGTGCTTTACAACAACAGAGATAGTATCGTCAGTAGGGATAAGTGCAAAGAGGTCGGCCATGTCGGGTTGGTCCTTAAATTAAGTTATGTGTCGGGATTTAGTTAAGTCAGGTGGTCAGCCCCCGACAAGCCAACCACCCTAGCCCCGCAGCGTAGCGAGGATTGTTTACCCCAGAGGGGATCAGTTTAGGCCGAGCGGGTCAGCTTAAGGTTCGTGGCTTCGGTAGTATCATAGAGTGCTACAAAAGGCATCGTGATGATACGCGAAGTCGGATTGTCAACAGGCACATCAGCACCGTTGATCTTGACACGAGGGAACAGGAAGGTATAGTCCGAGAGACCCGTAGGGTCATCAACAACAACCTCAAGTGCAGTCTCGGTCTCATTGATAAAGCGGTTGATGAGTGCAGCATCTTCGAAGTAAGCAGTGATGGTGCCTTCAATCGTAGCCATACCGTACTCAAGCTGTGGTGTGGTTGCAGAGCCTACAACAAAAGTAGGGGCAAGTGCGTTATTGATGGTGAAGTCGATACCAGTCACGATAGCAGCAGCAGAGAGCGTGCCACCAGCATTACCAATGGACAGAGCACCAGAGTAAGCATCAAACGGAGCACTACCCGAAGAAGCCGTCTTGACCGCGTCAACAGAGGTTCCGCTGATTGCCATATTCTTACCGACCATACTGAATGTGCCAGTGACCATTTGGTTAGGGCGGATGGACACAGCAAGGGACGACACAGACATACCAGTGAACAGACGGAACTGAGCAATGTCCGTAGCTGCATCTTCAATGGAAAAGAACTTCGGGGTCGTACCAATCTTCAGAACATTGGTCGAGAAGGTGTTGAAGAATGCGCTTTCGAGAAGGGGATCGTAGTCACCTTTACGAAGGTCAACAGTGATATCACCAGCAGCAGTACGGTTGCCATGACGGTCAACACGGGGCATACGATCAGGTTGGATGTCGTTACCAGTCACACGCTCTTTAGTAAGGTTAAGGCTGTGAGTGGTGTAAGGAAGTTGGATGAGAGACGGGGTGGACGGGGTGGTCCCGAATACAGTCTCTGCAACATAAGAAAGGCCAGCGCGGCTACCTTGGGAGAAGGGCATTTTTAGTTTCCTTTATTAAGAGTAGATAAACCAACCAACAGTGATTGGAGTACAGTAGAAAGGGGAGTCAAGGAAACTTGTCCTGACCTCGGAGTAGTCGATTGATACAATAGTGGGACTACCAAGAAGTAGCCTATCCCCAGTCTCTAATAGAATATCGTCACCATTCTCTAGTAGAATTGTATCCGTGGGATTAGTGTAGAAGATATCTGTTGTTGCCTCGAAACGAGCAAGCAGAAGGTCTGCAAGATCGTAGCCAGCACCGGGACCCATTCCTTCAGGGGTACAGATGAGGATACTGTAGAGGCCATCATACCTCTGTTGTGGATTTAAGCCCCGTACAGCGGGTCTACGAGAAGTTGGCACTAGGTCCGCCTTGATGAACGAGGTGCCTGTTGTAGGCTCGTATGGGACGTTCTGACGGGCAATAGCAGGGATACCTACAGTGCCAGAGAGGTGAGTATCAAGACAAGCCCTGATGTCGTTAATGATTGTCATGGCCCACCTCTAACTTTAGCTATAGCTTGTGCCATATGAATACCAGCCCTTGCAACAACCCTTGCATAAACTTTGTAAGGGGGTTTACCACTAGACCAACCACCAGATTCAACAAGACTGGCGTGTGGGGAGTTGTTGTTCAAATAGACCTGATTGGTGTCCTTTGGTAATGCATTAATGTCGGACATTAGGTTAGCTCTACCTTCAGCTTTATACGCTTCTGGGTAAGCTGATTTCTCTGTCATACCTGTTTCAATGTTACCTGTAAACCTACCAGCAGCAGAGCTAGTACCAATAGAATGGCTAGTGACATACTGACCAGCCCATACGGGTGAAGTATCAACTATCTCATTAGCCATCTCAACGAGGAATTGGTCTCTGACTTCATCTAAGTCTTTTTCTAGTTTAGCGAGTTGTTTGGCGAGACCTACGCCTATGGCTCTACCTTGGGCCATGTCACTCCCTCACTTGCAACAGATAGCACATAGTGTTAGTAGAAGACTTAATCTCCATAACCCTTACGATGTTTACTGTATCACCCAGTCCAATAATCTGGTCTGTGGCATCAGGCTCAGGGGTAGCTGATCCATTAGCTAGGACACAATCTAGGACCACTCGTCTGTCACCACGAAGGATAGACTCTCCGTCAATCATGTCTGAGGTATAGTCATAGAAGTAACCACGAACAGTGTAGTCAGTATTAGTCTGAGTGACTGTTCCTGTGGCACTATCATAAGCACTGGATACTCTCTTACGTAGTGTAAGACTAATACCGTGCTCTCTAATCAGTTGGCGTAGCGTATAAGGGTCAAACGCCATTTGGTTCATCAGGGATGTATTGTTCCCCTGCCTCTACGTTATCAAACTGCCCAATACTGAAGGCTGGCTTAACTCGGTCTGTATCACTGTTTACAACAGACACATCAGATACAGAGATACCACCACCAAAAGCACCAAGGGATTTACCGGAGGTCTTCTTACCTTGTGCCTCTACCTGAGAGGCTAGTTGTTGATACTGCTTTGCACGGTCACTGTAGCTGGCCTGTAAGGCACCATCTAGCTGGGTGTCAACCATGCGGCTAAACTTAGCTGCGATAACCCTACAGGTCCAACCAGCAGCGTAGTACACATTGTCATTAGCCTGAGACAACGCAAAAACAATCTCTTCGTTCTGTACAAGTTGGTCTGACGTATCAGTATCACCAACAAGCAGACGGACGGTGTTGAGACGACCAGAAGAAGTCGTAGTATTCAAATCTGCTACACTATATGACCACGCCATAGTCGTCCCTCACTTAGTTTTCCATTTCCCCGTAAGCACTACGCCAGCGACGAATAAGACCAATCTGCTTATCCTTAACTCGGCTTGTAGCACACTTCTTTTGGAGGAACTCTTTGTTCGTATTAGTCTTGTTCTTCACTTTACCGTTGATGTTCTCAACGAGAATGTGTAGCTGATCTAGACCATACTCTTCTAGACCATCACCAATAGAGATACGTTTAACTACAGCTTCCTCAAACTCATCGTTGTGGTAAAGCTGATTATTAAAGAACATCTGTTGGATTACGTCATGTGGGGTTCCATAGAACTCCCAGTTGAAGCGATCACCCTGCTTCCAGACCGCCCCCGCCGACTGTAGTCCATCTTGTTTGACGAATACAGGGCGGGAGGGGTTGAAGTAGGGGAGAATGTGTCGGGTCATCCTTCCCTATCCTTCTATTAGGCTACAACAGTAGCGATGAAAGCACCCATGTCCGACGACACAACCTTGTGGTCATAGGCCAGATTGGCTTCCAGAACTTCTGCCACACCATCAATGGCGAGGTAGTCACCACGATACGACTTGATCGTGATACCGTGACCCGAAGCGTTCTCAAGGTCATCCCAAG